TAATGAAAAAGCCAATAAAACATAGAATTAAATAATCTATTAGATAGTTATGGGAAAATAAAAATAATTCATTCATATAATTATAATTCAAAAGTTCCATACTTATTTTTCGTAGGATATTTTTTAACTTTTTTAATATTAGAAATGGTAATAATAACTTTTTTACCATTATCAACTATTTTAAAAGATTGACCACAAGATGGAAAATACTTGAACCAGTTTCTCATTTGATTTTCAAAAATATCATCAATTAAATTATCTTTTTTAGTTTTTAACTGTCCCATAGTTTTATATGGGTTTATTTTTCTCATTATTAATTCAATAATTTTATTTATACTAATACCGAAAATCTCATAATTAATAACGTGGTCATTTGTGAACTCTCCATAATAACCCCAAAGATTATGTCCAAAATATAAATACTTATTTTTGAACTCACTCCAGTTACTACAAGGATATTCACTTACTTTTAACAGTTTAAAATTTTTATTTTTCATCTATTTATTATTTTTCTATTCTTTTTAATTTTAGGTTTGCCAGTAAATATATTTAATTGTGGAATATCATAAGCAATATTCCTTAATGACTTTTTAAACTTACTGGAATATCTAAAATTTTCTTTTAATTCTTTAACGTCTTTTTCACTATTAAATTGATTATGAAATTCATTTAAGAATGGATAATGTATTTTTTCTTTTTTTGCATATTCCATAAAGTATCTAAAAAACATTTTATCTGAACCATTATTTTTTACGAACTGAACTAAGCAATGTGTAAATTCAATGAACCTTGAAATAGTTTGCGGAACTATATTTCCTTTAAAAATTCTAATTTCTATGGTTTCATTATTTAATATATTAACAGCTTGGTATTTATCATTTAAGGTATTTCGTATATTTCTATGGTTTTGATTTTCTCTATCATAATGTTTTGGATTTCTATCTTTTTTTAAAATATCTTTTACCTTTAACGTGTTATTAACTTGACAAAAATTATTTGGATCACGTTGCGATAGTTTAACTATGTATTCTCTATTTCTAATCGAATTAATAAATTCCAATATTTTTCCTTGATCTAAAATCGTTAAAGGTTTTTTTGATACGTGAATATGGATACCAGTATTTGGCATTTTATAACTTCGTAAATAATCTTTTACTTTATCAAAAAATTTGAAATATAAATCAGTATTTTTTATATAATCAAATGTCATTGGAACTAGATTTATTTCAAACCCATTATCGATAGAACCATCACTTTTACAAATTGCCAAACCCTGCAAAAATTCCTCTTCGATCAATCTGTGTATTTTTTGATGTGGACATTTATTTGTATAACCAACCTCTATTTCCAACCCAAAATATAAATTATCTTTTTCATTCTTTTTTTCGTGTGGTAACATTTGTTTAGGTAGTGATGTATGTATTCTAAAATCGTGATATCTTAATCGGTTATGTGCTGAATCAATATTAATTTGTGGGTATTTGTTCAAAGTTATTTCATCAAAACTAGCAACGCAATATTTTAATTCTTTAACATAAATAAAATTAAATTCATTGTTTTCATCTTCATCATAATCAATAAAATAAATTCTTTTTTCTCCATATCCTTTAACAAAAAATTTATGAGCATAACTATTACTGATAATTTTATAATCATTAAAAAAACTATGATTATTATAAAGTATCTCATTAAAAGTTAATTTATCATTATAAATTTGTAGTACGTCATTTTTTCTATGGAATAAACCAGTAATTGAACAAGGTAAAATATTATTTTTTGATACGTTAAATTTTAAATGATTTAAAATACCAGTTATAAATGTATCTGATTTTTTATGATACAATTCACACTCTTGAATATCGTTTTGACTAAATAAAGATGTTAATTGATCTGAAATTAAATATCTGTAAATCTTAAAAAAAGAAAGTTTTAATATATCTTTTTTATTTCTAGTAAAACACGTTTCTAATATTGAGTGTTTTAACATTTGAATAGGTCTATCAATATTTTTTTCTATATATTCCTCGCAAAAATTATAAATCTTTAAAGCGTTTAAATAATGATTTAAAATAATTGTAATTTCTCTAGTTTCCTCATTGTATTGTAACTCTTCAACCTTTAAAAATAATGGGCTAAAAGTTTTAATATCATCAGTTGGAAATACATCAATAAACTTAAATTTTTTTGAAAGTTGTTTTTTATTTTTCATTAATCTTAATGGCGAAAAAATATGACGCGATAATTCTTTTGAATTGTATTTAAAATCTAATTGCTTTTTAAATATTCTAATATCTTTAAATGTACTAACCATAAGTTTTAATAGTTTTTTCGTTGATTAAATCTTTTATATCGTTATCGGTTGTTAATTGATTGTTATCGTGGAAATATGCTTTTAAAAGTTTAGCATATAAGACTGGTTTTTTTCCTAACTCTTCCATAATTTGCTGAGTATCTCCATTTTCTAATATCTCGATCATCTCCTCGTACTGACTTTGCAATTCCTCTTTTTCAATATTGTATATTTTATCATCTTTATATGACGAGAAACTCGAGTTTTTTTCTATCGGCTCTGGGGGGAAGAGTGTTTTCTCGTTATCGTTTTGTTGTTTATCGTTTAAAATTCCAGCAATATTATTTTTACTGGGTGTCCTGTAGCCCGAATTAATATTCCAGTAATTGCTATAACTTATAGTTTCTCTTAACCCATAGTTATTTGATACCTTTAATTTATTATAATCGTACCACGTACCGAGAAAAGTAAATTTATTTTGAAAGTTATCCAGCAATAAAATTTTACTTTCACTTTCAACATTAATTATTTTTTCTAATGTTTCCTTAAAATCTTTTCTTTTAATTAAATTAATATTTTTAGTTAGAACAGGGTTTAAAAATTGTTTAACAAAATAATAAGTATCTGAATATTTCTTATCAATAAATGCACAAGGTAAAGTTGGGCTATTGTGCATCAATGACATTTGATATTTAAACTCTTTATTAAAAACATTAAAGGGGTGTGAATTGTATCTAGTTTTTTCTCCATAAGTACAAAGTCTAAAATGTAAAGCAATATTATCAGTTTCGTTTTTATGTTTATTGAATAATTTTTTTATTGATTTAAAACCCTTAGGATAAATTCTTTCGGAAATAACTTTTTTATTTTTTAAGTACATTAAACCAAAACCATTTTCATTATTTTGATATGCGTTTTTTAAAATCTTTTTTGTTATATCGTTTGGCTTTCCTTGAATAATAATACACATAATTTAATTTTTTAATTCCTTGTTTTTATCCATTACGTACTTATATATTAATAATCTAATTTTTAAAGCATTAAATACTGATAAAATAACCCTTGTAATGCATAGCGAATACTCTATAAATAGTGTTGTATTTTTATCACAGGGTAGAACAATATAGGAACATACAGAATACAACCTAAGGTTGTACTATCATAAAGTGTCAACCAGTAGTTGTACTGGTAAATATAAGGAATTATGGGCAAAAAAAAGAAAAAAAAACATATAGATAAATTAATTATAAAAGATTTAAAAAATTTATTTGCCAAAGATGTATTGGAATTATTGAAATTAAAAAGAATAAAAGAAAGTATTATTATAATGAAAAAATTGAAATTAAAAAAAGAACAAAGACGCAAAATATATAACCAATATAAAAAAATTAAATAATATGATTTTATTTATTCAAACATTTTTATTGCTAGTTTTTATTGCTAGTCTATTAATATTATTGATTGGGGTTTTTGGCGATCTCCAATTTGTGATATTCTCGCTATTACTTTTAATAATACCAATGATTTTAAAGCATTTTAAATAATTCTTTAAAGCATTTTAAATAATTCGGTGATAAAGGTATTTTTAGTTATGGTAATACAGATATATTATTCCTGAAGATGTTCAAATAACCCTTAATATATCTATGTTTTTTATACACTTTTAAATTGAACAACTTATAGTTGAAAAAAAAATTTTTTACATCTTACTATCATCATAGATCCGATTGCGAACTAGGTTTGAGTTTGACCCACCGATTGCAGAATAGGTTGACTTTCTATCTCATACAACTATAAGTACACTTATGATCAGAGTGGATAAAAATAAAGTGAAAATCAGAATGGCTAGTACAAGACTAGAGGGTGTTGTGTTTGGCTTGGATATGATTAAAACCTTTAGGAAAATCAATCCGAACATTGACTTCACAACTGCTGGGGTTTTTTGTTTGCTATGCCTAATTGGTAAGCTAGGAGTTAAAGATGGTAGCGAGTATTTTAACACTAGCTATGAACGGATCGCTGATGCGTTTATGGGTTTAAGTAATGTAAACTTATGCAAAATTAAAAATAAGAAAGAGGGGTTCTATGGGGAAATAATAGTCTTAACAGATAAAGGAAAAAAAGTTAAAGCTAAATTAACCAAATTATTGAGGTAGCACACAATGTCAAAACATATATCTGTTAAAGAGATAATCCAAAAAGTTAATCAACTAGAGTGGTCACTACAAAAGAGTGGGGAACGTAGTGTTGAAAATGCTGAAATCTTTTCTCGTTGGTGGAGTAGTCATAAACCAATGAAAGATTTATCAACTGAAATCATTAGAGAGTTTAAATATTATTTAAAAGTAAAACGTAAATATAGTGGTGGTACAATTAATCGTAAGTTAGCTGCCTTATCAAAATTAATTACTTATGCTAGAGGGTGTAGTGGTTTTACCTTTAAATGGGGTGTACCTCTTATTCAATATGAACGAGTAAACAACAAAAGAAAATTCACCTTAACACCAGCAATAGAAAAATTATTAATAAGTAAAACAAATGAATTAGGTCATAAAGAGAAATCTGACCTTTGGGTTTTTCTTATTGATGTCGGCTGTAGGTTAGGCGAGGCTTTAAGTTTACAGTGGTCAGATGTTAGTGAAGATTTTGTTTTATTTAAAAATACTAAAAACGGGGACGACAGGTACGTACCTATTTTTAATAGAGTTAAACAGCTTTTAATGACGAGAAAAAAAATCGGTCTTCCTCGTCCATTTCCCTTCACAAAATCTTGTGTAGAGTGGACTTGGAGAAAAGTTAGGAAAAATATAGGTATGGATAGCGAGAAAGACTTTGTAATCCATTCGCTTCGGCATACTTGTATTACTCGTATGCTACATCATAAGATTGGAATTGAAGTCGTACAGATTGCAGTAGGTCATAACGATATTCGTATGACGCAAGGTTATAACCACCCTACAAAAGAACAATTATATTCAGCTATTAAACAGAGGATCAACTAATTGGAAAACCTAGAAGAAAAAGAAAAGCGATTATTAAACCTAGAATTAGAACGTGAAGGCGATATGATCCGACAGGGTAGAGAAAGATATGACTACCAGCTTAAAAAAAATGTCGAGAAAGGTAGAAATTCCGTCACACCTCCATACATCTACCTACAAAAAGAATTAATCCTACCATTAAGCGAGGCAATCCAACATTTTATTAACGAGAGTTTTAGTGGTGTGGCAGGACGGAGTAAAACTTCTGCTGAACCCTTAAGAGATTTAGACGATCCCAAAAAGATTGCTTTAATTACCCTTAAAGGAATTATAGATGGTATAGCTTTAAGGAAAACTCTTTTACAAATATCTCTATCTATTGGGGGTATGTTAGAACTTGAAGAACAGAATGGCATCTTTAAAAAGACTTTACCTTTTCTACATAGTCGTATTTTAAAGGACTTAATGACGAGAACTAGAAATGTAACTCACAGGAAAAAGGTTTTCGCCCATACTTTAAATAAGTATGAAGTTAAACACACAGCTTGGAATGTTTCTAAAGTAGCATTAGTCGGTCAGCAACTTATAGATTTAACGATTAGATTTACTGGCTTATGTGTTATTAAAAATTTAAAAAAAGCTAGAAATAAATCTCAAAATTATTTAACATTAAAACCCGAAGTCGTAAAACGTATTGATGAGGGTAATTTTAAATGTTCAGTATTAACACCCTACCACAAACCAATGATAATCAAACCTCGTGATTGGTCGTCACCTTTTAATGGTGGTTACATTAGCGAGTATCTTTCTAAATCTCCTCTAATTAAATCCCACAATTATAAATACCTACAAACCCTTAAAGATATTGATCTAAAAGATTTCTATGGTGCAGTGAATTACTTACAATCTGTTGAATTTCAAGTAGATAAAAATGTTTTACCCGTGTTTAATGAAATTTGGAAATCAGGAACAACACTTGGGGACTTCCCTTCAAGGGATAGCTTTCTCGACAAGAAAGGTAAGCCAATTGGGGTTTATCGTGATCCCAGAGTAGACACTTCCAAAGAGCTGCTGATTAAATTCAAACGAGATTTAAGTAGAATATACGCTAATGAAATAGCGAGAATTTCTAAAGTTGTAAGTACCAGTACAGCAAAAGATATTGCTAATGAGTATAGTGAATTTGATAAGTTTCATTATGTCATTAATGCTGACACAAGGGGACGATTGTATTCTGTGGGAACAACTTACAATTACCAAGCTGATCAGAAAATAAAATCTATTTTATGTTTTGCTAATGGCGAGAAGTTAGGAACAACTGGGAAGTATTGGTTGTATATCCACGCGGCTAACACTTGGGGTAATGATAAAATTACTTATGATGAAAGGTATGAATTTATTAAATCAATGGAACGAGAAATTGTAGAGTGGGCTAATAATCCTTTAGATAATACTGATTGGGGAAAATGTGATAAGCCAATGGAATTTTTACAGGCTTGTTTTCATATTAAAGGTGCGTTGGAACAAGGAGAAGATTATGTATGCAACTTACCAGTGAGTATAGATGCTACTTGTTCAGGACTTCAGATATTATCAATCCTGATGCGAGATCCTGAAACGGCTGCTAAAGTTAATGTGATCCCAAGTGATAAACCTCAAGATATATACACTATTGTAGCGAGAAAAGTTGAAATTGAGGTTAAAGCCGCCGCTTCGGAGGGAAGTTTAGAGGCAAATCGTTGGTTGCAGTATGGTATTTCTCGTCAAATAGTTAAGAGAAACATTATGACTTATGTTTATGGTTTAAAACCCTATGGTGCTAGACAGCAAATATTTGATGAATACAAAAAACAGGTAGAACTAGGACACAAGCCAAAATGTTTAGAAGATGATGGTTTTAAAGATTGTAGATGGTTAGCTGGTATTGTTTGGAAACATTTAGAAAGTGAAATTCGTTTAGCTAGTGAACTAATGAAGTGGTTTCAATCGGTAGCTAAATTATTTAGTAAAGTAAATCTTTCTCTACAATGGACAACCCCTATGGGATTTAAAGTATTACAGGATTATAGATATACAGCAAAGTATAGAGTTAAAACAGCGATTGCTGGTTCTTTAGTTTACACAACATTAAGACGACAAATGGAACGCAAGGACGCTAGAAAGATGGTTTCTTCAAGTGCACCCAATATTGTCCACAGTTTTGATGGTGCGATAGCCCAAGCGACAGCTTTATATTGTAAAATGAATGATAATCCACTGCCAAATCTAATGATGATCCACGATAGTTTTGCTACAACTCCAAATAGAATTGACGATTTACATAAGGTTATAAGACGAGTAATTGTTGATTTATTCAGTCCAGACCAGCTCAACCTGTTATATAATGAATTTCTCGACCAGTTACCTACGAAATATAAGGATAAATTACCCAAGCCACCTGAACGGGGGAATCTTGAGCTTCAGCAGGTAGAAAATAGTAGATATTTTTTTAGTTAAATGTATAGTGTGGATATATGATTAATTTATTTGTTTATGGAACATTGAAAAGTGATGGTACATTACATCAGGCCATTAGTGATGGTGAGTTTCTTGGTGAGTACGTTACTAAAGCTAATGGCTTTGTAATGACTTCTGCTGGTGGTGCTTCTTTTCCATTTGTTTATTATACTGATCGTAAAAATCCTTATAAGATTAAAGGGGAACTTTATAATGTAACTGAAGATATAAAAAAAAGATGTGATTTTATTGAGTGTGGTGGTGGTTATATTTTTAGAGAAATTGATCAAAATGTTTTTGGATATATTTATCCTGAAAAAATTGGAACTACATCAAATTCCATTCGTGTTAATGAAGATGAAAAATATTTTGAATGGCTAAACAATGCAGAAGAACCAACACAAGGAAATTAAATGTTTGAATTATTAATGTTACTTATATTACCGAGTGAAATTAACCCACAAGAGGTAGGTATTAAATATCTTTTGAAAGATAAGTTTCTTGATTATCAAAGTTGTGAAGAATATGTAAAAACAAATACTTATTCTAAAGAGGGAGAGCAAGAATTTGATGGAGTATTTTATAAAGTTGATACTAAAGAATACAAAGTATTTCTGACCTACTGTAAGCCAGTAAATGATATATGGGTAGAGAAGAAGAAATGAAACCAATACCCAAGATACTAAAGGAACGATTAATTAAAAATCATATCCACCATAAAAAATACTGGAATGATGAACACCCTGAATACAAAGAATTCAAAGCAGTAGTAAAACTATTTAATCCTACTGGAATTGGAACTTGGTATTTATCTGAACTTGATCCTAAAACAAATCAAGCTTTTGGCTTATCTTGTGTTCATGACAAAGAGTTAGGATATATTGATCTTAATGAATTGGAAAGATTTAGAGGAAAGATGGGATTGCCAATAGAAAGAGATAAATATTTCTCAGCAAATAAAAAAACACTTAACGAATGTAAGGAACTATGAATTTTCTAAATGTCAAAGAATATGGAGTGAGAAAAACTTGGGATAATAAATGGGAAACTTTTGCCCATACTCCAGAAAGATGAACCCATTTTTTATTATCGTATTTAGTGTGCTAGGGTTTATTACTATATTTTCTATTTATATGTTGGTGGTGATAATATGAAGTGGACGGATTATAGATTAAGTAAATTAAAAGAAATGTGGGATAATGGACGCAAGGCTATTGAAATTGCCGAAGTGTTGGGTACTACAAAAAATTCAATTATTGGAAAAGCAAATAGAATTAATTGTACTCCTAGAAAACGTGGTGGATTATTAGGAATTAAAAAATCTCGTATGTTAATTGAGTATAAAACACAAAAATCTATTCCTCTAATAAATGAACCCGAAAATCCTACAACCCTAGAAGATTTAACAGATGATATATGTCGGTTTCCATTAGGAAATGATTGTCCACCAAAATTGTTTTGTGGACGTAAAACGTGGGAAGATCAGAGTTATTGTAAAAAACATTATAAACTTACTCACGTTGAACGAGATACCGATATTGGGTGTACTCTTGGAGGTAAAACTTATGCAAAAAACAATTAAGTTAAAAACGCATACTACCACAGAGGGAATTGCAGAATATCCCTATTTGTTTTCTCCTGATACTAAATTCGATGCTAACGGATTGTATAGGACGAAACTAACCTTACCTAAAATTCAATCTAAACCATTCATTGAATTAGTCGAAAAGACTATTGATGAAGTGGCGAAGAAGAATAAAGGTAAGCTGTCTCCTCACAAACCTTACAAAGTCGCTAAAGACGGTAAGGTTACATTTACTTTTAAATTAAAAGCAAAAGTAAATACTAAAAACGGAACTGACTTTGAGCAACGCCCAAAGATTTTTGATGCTAAAGGTATTCCGATAACAAAGACGTTATCTGTTTACAGTGGCACAAAAATGAAGGTCGCTTTTCAGTGTGTTCCTTACTTTACTAATATGCTCGGTGCTGGTGCTACTTTGAGAATGAAAGCAGTACAGATTATTGAGTTAGTAGAGGGTAAAGGAAATGGAGAATCTGCTGCCGAAGAACAATTCGGTTTCTCAAAAGAGGACGGATTTGAAATAAAATCCGAAACTACAGATGAGGAAGAAACGCAAAGTACAGGCGATTTCTAAATACCGTTCTGGGCTTGAAGAATTTGTAATCAAAAACTTAAATGAAAGGAATGTTGAGTTTGAGTATGAACAGTATGTTGTGTGCTACTTCAAGCCACAGAAGGAAAGTAAATATACTCCCGATTTACGTTTAGCTAATGGAATTATTATAGAGATTAAAGGCTATCTAAAACGAGAAGATAGAATGAAACATATTTTAATTCAACAGCAACACCCCACATTGGACATTCGTTTTCTTTTTGGAAATTCTAGGAATAAGATTTATAAAAATTCTAAAACAACGTATGCTATGTGGTGTATTAAAAATAATTTTAAATTTTGTGACAAAACAATACCTAACGATTGGATAAAATAAATGATGTCAGATAAAGACGCTAAAAATTTTCAAAAACAAGTTGATAAATTAACAGAAGAAAACCACAAAGCTGAAGGTATTAATTTTAGTTCAGATAAACAAAAGGAAATAAATGATTTAAAAATACTTGTAGATCAACTTACTAAAAGAAATATGCAAATTAACGCAAGAATGGGAGAGTTACTTAATCGTGTGTTGGATTTAACAGAAATTAGTAATAATCATAAAGTAAATAATGGTAAGTTACAAACTAAAATAAAAGAGCTTGAAGAAAAGGTTGAAAAGAGTTTAAAAACGATGGTTAGAAAAGCGAGGGGGATTGTTAGTGGCTCATAAATATGCAGAGAGTAGAAAACGTGCTAGATTAGTTTGGTCTAGATCAGAACACGGTAAGGCTTGGTCTAAAAATTATATGCGTGAATATAGAAAACGTCCTGAAGTTAAAAAGAGGGCACACGAATATTATATTAATAAAAAAATAGAACAGAATAATTATTCAAGACCAGAAAAAAACTACCAAATCAATTTTGATGATTTTTGTAAAGGTGGCTTGTGAAATTTAAAACTAAACGAAAAGCTTGGAATGGTGCATCTCCGAAATCCAATACAATCTATTTAGAAAATTACAATAAGATATTTAAAAGAAAAGAGAATACTCAAAGCGATGTTAAAAGGATAGCAAGTGATAGAAATAAATAGAAATCAAATATTGCTGGAGAATATTCTTAATGCTCTCTGTAAAGAAACAAAAAGAGATATTTTTGTTATTTTGCCAAAAAAGAAAAATGAGAGAATTCCTTATTTAAAGAAGGAAATCATTAAAACTTTAGAACTGATTAAATAAAAAATGACCTACGTAGGAATATTCGAAGAAGCTAAAAAAGGAAGAACAATAAAAAAGCTTAGAGC